TTGAGTACGACGCTGATGTTATGATCGCTAACGGTAGCGAAGCAGTCTGTGTTGTAGGCTACTACGACTGGTCAGTAGGTACAGGCCGCAGCCCAAGCATGATCAAGTGCAAGGTCACGAAGATGATTGAGTACGTTGATGATACTATCGACGAGGCTGACGCGCTGTGATTCATATCGATGGGGACATCGTAGCCTACCGCTGCGCGTACAAGTCACAAGAGGACAGAGAAGAATACGCGGCGTATAGTGCTGGTGCTTATCTGTCTGACTTGATCAGCGACTTGTACATCCTCATCGAAGACGAGCCTGAGTACCGTGTATACCTCACGGGAAAGGGCAACTTCCGCAATGAGTACGCAGTCACTGCTGGCTACAAAGCAAACAGGAAAGACAAGCAAAAGCCTGAGCACCTTGCTGCTATTAGGCAGTACCTGATAGACGAGTGGGCCGCTGTTGTTAGCGTAGAGGAAGAGGCAGACGACTTGATCGCCATTGCTGCTACCGCCGACGACGACTCACTGATTGTCAGTATCGATAAGGACTTCGATCAGGTTCCGGGCAAGCACTTCAATCCTAACAAGCAGAGTTTCTACGACGTTAGCGTTGAAGATGCTAGTCGTTTCTTGTACGAACAAATACTAACGGGTGACCGCGCAGATAACATCATCGGTATCAAGGGTGTAGGCCCAGTCAAGGCTAAGAAAGCACTGGCTGACTGCACAACTGAACGTGAGATGTATGATGTGTGTGTCAAAATGTATGACGACGAAGCGCGTGTCATTGAGAACGCAAGGTTACTGTACCTACGCCGTCAAGAAGGAGAAATCTGGAATGCGCCGAACGAGGGATAACGTTCCGAAAGGCTACGACTCGTGGCTTGAATGGGACTTAGCGCAGCAGCTTAAGGGATGTGAGTACCACCCTTGTGCCGTTGCATACGTACAACACAAACATTACCACCCTGACTTTACTTACAAGGCTAACGGTATAACATATTATATCGAAGCTAAAGGGAGATTCCGTGAGAAACCAGAGGCTCGTAAATATGTCGATGTCAAGAAGGCTCTCAAGCCAGAGGAGGAGTTGGTATTCGTGTTCCAAAACCCCAACAACAGAATGCCAGCAGCAACCAAGCGCAAAGACGGAAGCTACTACTGCATGTCAGACTGGGCAGAGCGTAACGGATTTGATTGGTACACTCCAAAGACTTTACCAAAGGAGTGGACGCAATGACTAGACACCTGATCATACCTGACACACAAGTAAAACCGGGAGAGAACTATGAACATCTTCGATGGGCCGCTAGGTACGCTGTTGCTACTAAGCCTGATGTTATTATCCACCTTGGTGATCATTGGGATATGCCAAGCCTTTCCAGTTACGACGTAGGTAAGAAGTCCTTCGAGGGACGGCGCTACTCTGAGGATGTACAGGCAGGTAACACAGCTATGGCTGCGTTCATGGACATTATCAAGGGAGAGCAAAAACGATTGCGCAGTAACAAGAAGACAGTATGGAAGCCACGCCTAGTCTTTACGATGGGCAACCACGAGCAGCGCATTGAACGTGCAGTAGAGAACGATGCCAAGCTTGAAGGGCTGATGAGCTACGATGACTTGTCGCTGAAGGGCTGGGAAGTACATCCCTACCTCAAGCCTGTTGTCATTGACGGTGTAGCATACTGTCACTACTTCACCAGTGGTGTGATGGGCAGACCAGTTTCGTCAGCGAAGCTACTGCTACAGAAGAAGCACATGAGTTGTGTGATGGGACACGTTCAAGACAGAGACATCGCTTTTGATCGCGACGCATCAGGTAAACGTATGACTGCCCTGTTCGGCGGTATCTTTTACCAACATGATGAAGAGTACCTTAACCCACAAACTAACGGTAGCTGGGCTGGGCTGTGGATGTTCAATGAAGTAGACAACGGTGCGTTTGACGAGATGCCTATCAGCATGACGTACCTACGGAGGCGGTATGGCAAGGACGTTTGATGAGATGCTTGAACTCATTGCAGATCACATAGATGAGATAACACTGCTTGAAGTTCTAGAGATAAACTCTTACGATCTTGTCGATAAGTTTCAGGATAAGATACAAACTAACATAGATAAGTTTAACGGATTGGAGGAGGAAGTAGATGACAACTAAGAGCAACAGGAACACGCCCTTCGATGACGAGCCTGAGTATACCTTCGGCAAGTCAATTGATTCAGCGTCACCTAAAGAGTGGGACACAGTAGCAGCTAAGTTGTACCACCCATCTGATGCTGTCCCTGCTGGGTTTAAACCTGACGAGTACACCATCAGCGAAGTGGGTGTCAAGACTTGGACTAAGGAGTCATGTCCTGTAGATAACCCAGACCACTACAACACAGGAGCCATTGAGGCCATCGAAGCTATCAGGGCATCCATGCCACCTGAGCAGTACTTCGGTTATCTCAAGGGTAACGTAATGAAGTACCTGTGGCGCTACGACTACAAAGAGAAGCCTGTAGAGGATCTACGTAAGGCTGACTGGTACTTAAATAGATTGATTGACGCACTGATAGAGGACGGACAATGAACAAGTATGAGAAGGAACAAACAATATACTACACGGTACTCATCGTACTGCTGGTGTTCAACGTAACGTGGCTAATGGCAGAGTTCTTATGAAGGTAGTCCAAGGTGAGTTCGGTAAAACCAAAGAGGCCGTCAAGGCATCAGACTTGTTTCAGTCTCTGGCTGACGCAACAGACGAGATGGAAGAGGGAGGCATAGACGTTAAGACAGCTATCGTTGTATTCAGTGACGACAAGGTGATGCAGGTTATCAGTAACGACGGCTATCCAGATTCAGCACACATGCTGTTAACGATGGGAGCACACTCAATTATGTTAGAGACTTTAGGGTACGGAGGAGAAGAATAGATGGACGCATATCAACAGTACATACACAAGTCACGGTACGCACGTTACATACCAGAGAAGCAACGCCGTGAGACTTGGGAAGAAACAGTGGGACGTTACGTAGACTACTGGGGCGACAAGCTACCAGAGGCTGACGCTAAGGAGGCGCGTAAAGCTATTGAGAATCTGGAGGTGATGCCTTCGATGAGAGCGTTGATGACTGCTGGTGACGCGCTTGATCGTGACAACGTTGCAGGGTTCAACTGTAGCTACATGCCTATCGATCACCCCAAAGCATTTGATGAGATGATGTATGTTCTCATGTGTGGCACCGGAGCAGGATTCTCAGTAGAACGTCAGTACATACAGAAGTTACCAGAGGTAGCAGAGGACTTCCATGAAACCGACAGTATCATACACGTATCAGATTCAAAAATTGGATGGGCCAAAGCGTACCGAGAACTCATCGCTATGCTCTATAGTGGTCAAGTTCCAAAGTGGGACGTTTCTGGAGTACGGCCTTCGGGTGCACCCCTCAAGACATTCGGAGGTAGAGCTTCTGGGCCAGAGCCTCTTGAAGATTTGTTCCGGTTCACCGTTGACATCTTTAGGGCCGCTGCTGGACGCAAGCTCAGTAGTGTCGAATGCCACGATGTATGCTGTAAGATTGCACAGATCGTTGTCGTGGGCGGGGTCAGACGAAGTGCCCTTATCGGTCTCAGTAACCTTACAGACGACAGGATCAGACGAGCCAAGTCAGGACAGTGGTGGATAGATAATCCCCAACGTGGACTAGCAAACAACTCAGCGTGTTATACAGAGAAGCCCGACTTCGAGGCGTTCCTAAACGAGTGGACAAGTTTATATGAGTCAAGGTCAGGTGAACGAGGTATGTTCTCTAGAGTCGCAAGTCAAAAGCAAGCTGCAAAGAACGAGCGACGAGATGCTACCTATGATTTTGGAACTAATCCATGCAGTGAAATCATCCTCAGACCCTATCAATTCTGTAACCTATCAGAAGTTGTTGTCAGGCCAGCCGATACGTTGTCAGACCTCAAGCGAAAAGTACGTGTCGCTACTGTCCTTGGAACTCTTCAGGCTACGCTAACGAACTTCAGGTATCTACGTAAGATATGGGAGACTAACACAAAAGAGGAGGCGCTACTGGGTGTATCCTTAACAGGCATCATGGATCATCCTGTACTATCCGGGAGGGAAGACAGTGACAAACTTAAGAAGTGGCTTAAGGCGTTACGTGAAGAAGCTGTGGCTACGAACAAAGCTCATGCTGACAGACTTGGGATTAATGCTTCTACTGCTATTACTGCTGTTAAGCCCAGTGGTACTGTTAGTCAGCTTGTGGACTCTGCTTCAGGCATTCACCCGCGATTCTCACGACACTACATAAGGCGCGTTCG